ATAGTATATTACGGCACGGCTATAAACAAAGCGGCTCCAATATGTTCAGAGGCACTACATCTTCTATTGGAAGCATGTCAAATATTTATGTTAATGGTGTGTCAAGTGGCACTTACGTTATAAATTTCGAAGTACAAGCCCAAGGAGATGGAAAAACTAATCTTAATCAATTAAACTTAACGCTTTCAGCAGCCGCAACTTTTTCTGGTTTTAAACTTACTCACGCTGATGGGCGTAGTTACTGTTATTATAAAGGATCAGGAAGTAGTATGGACTACTCAACAACCTTAATCAAAGGATTTAAGGCCAATGGAACTGAAATGACTGAAACCGAAAGAGGACATACAAATGGAGGTTATACCACAGGAACTGCACACACCGCCGCGCAAGGATGGGGTGGTGTTATGGTTGGTGCGGTTTCTTATAATTGGATTTGGAATGAAAAACCAGCCCTTAATCCTCAAACCCAATCAGAAGCGTGGCCCGTACTTCAAAAATTTGGAGGTAACATAATAGATAAAACGCTTACTTTTGAGTGGTTATAAAAATGACAACAGAAGAAACATGGGCAGCATTTATAACTGAATGGCAACGAAGGATTGATGTTGACGGTATTATAACAGGTTACTCAGACTGCTTTGGTGCTGGTCTTTTAATGGAAGAACTTTGCTTTGGTGTTGGCAATATAAAGCTAGATAAAATGGTTGAAGGTTACGACAACTTGCGTACCGTAGATGAAGATTTAAGAAATAATGATTTTACAAAAATGCGAGACGGACACAATTTAACTTCAATTATTAAAGAAAATTACGCCAATTCCGACCTTACTACTTTATTCCCCGCAGATAGATTAAGGCGTTTGAACAAAGAGGAAGAACCGCAGCTTTGTGATATGAGAATGACCAGAACACCTGATGGCTCAATAACTGCTTCTTATTTTGACGGCACTCAATTTGTTACTGGATTAGCAAACAAGTCTATAAGTCGCTATCCTGTTGAGGGTAATCCTCTTCCTGATGTTTTGGGAACCTTTAGACCCGTTAACTTCGATGGATGATTTAGAAAGCCGACTAGCCAAAACAGAGTGGCTAATAGAACGCCAAGATCAAAACATTAGAGAGCTATACGACACCACAGAGGACATGAAGAAATGCCTCAGAGGTATCCATGAGGTCTTAATACAAATTAAGTGGTTTGTACTTGGTGGTGCAGCTTTATTCTTTGCAGACCAAATAGGTCTAGGATACATATTTAAAATATTTGGAGTTTAATAAACAATGTTGCAAGCACTAGCTACGGTGCTTCCAAACATTCTGAAGATCGTTGACAAAAGCATACCTGATAAAGCAGGGGCGGCATTAGCCAAGCAAAAGATTGAGCTTGAGCTAGTGACCGCTGCTAACGAAGTCAACAAGATGCAAGCAGAGACCAACAAAGTAGAAGCATCCCATAGAAGCATATGGGTTGCTGGTTGGCGTCCAGCTATTGGTTGGACATGCAGTATAGGCGTCTTCTGGGCATTTGTGGGTCACCCCTTTGCCTCATGGATCGCAATAATGTTTGGAGTACCTTTATTTTTATTACCTGAGGTTCCTATGGACGCTCTGTTTGAGCTTGTCATGGCAATGTTAGGTCTCGCGGGTCTCAGGACCTTCGATAAGATGAAAGGCACAGCTAAATGAGCCGTGACTACGCGAAAGAATACAGAGATTACCACGGCACCCCAGAGCAGCGAAGACGCAGATCAAACCGTAACAAAGCTAGACGGTACATGATCAAGCAAGGACGCGCCAAGGTGGGTGATGGAAAGCACGTAGACCATAAAAACTACAATGCTGATGACAACAGCCCTGCAAACCTGAGGGTGGTCTCAGCAACATCTAACTTAAAACGACAACCGAAAAGGAAGGGTTGATGAGTACAGGCCCAGCAACGGGTAAAGCCCGATACAAAGTTACAAAGAGCGGTAAGAAAGTCTCATATGGTCAAGCAGGGAACGCCTCAGATGGTGGACCCCGTGTTAGACCAAACACCTCAAAAGGTGATGCGTACTGTGCGCGGTCTATGGGGCAAATGCGCTCCCATTCTGGTGCAGCAAAGGACCCTAACAGCCCCCTAAGGCTCTCTCGTAAACGCTGGAAGTGTAGCGGGAGTAAGAGTGTAGGGTAATATGGCTGTAGCGGAGATTTTAGCAGGGATCGCGCTCGTCAAAAAATCAGCAGAGATCATATCTAAGGGTCTAAATGCGGCACAGGATATGTCTAGTTTGGCATCTCAGGTGGACGGTTTATTTGAGGGTAAAAAACAACTTAAACAACAAGAGAAACAGGAGAGAGCCGTAGGCAAGTCTCCTACTCAAACCATAATTGACCAGAAATTGGCTGATGAGCATATTGCAGAGGTAAAGGCATTAATCATAGCCAGATTTGGGTTCTATGCGTGGACCGATATTATAAAGCTCCAGAAAGAAGTTGCCCATGAAGAAAAGCAGAGGCAATCTTTAGAACGAAAAGCCAAACAACAGAAACAAGAGGATATGCAAGAGGCCGCTGTCGTAGGTGGCAGCTTGGCTGTGGGCATAGCCTTAGTTCTCCTAGTGGGCTTAACGGTCTGGGCCATGCAGTAATAATTAAAGAAAGAGATACAATGAGTACAAAAGCATCCTTCGATCTTTTGGATGCTTTACACAGTGCCGTTGCCCATCAGCTTTTGGATAAAATTCAAACTGGTGAGGCAACAGCCGCTGAGATCAGCGTAGCTGTAAAGTTCTTAAAAGATAACCACATTGAGGCCCTAGCGGTCCCCGACAGTCCCATTAGCAATCTGCTAGAGGCTCTGCCCTTTAGTGATGCAGAGATACAAGGCTCCCAATTCAAACAATGACAACAGAAGTCCCCGCACAACTGCGAGACTTTAGGAACTTCCTGTACCTAGTCTGGAAGCATCTCAACCTACCAGACCCCACCCCGATACAGTATGACATGGCTGACTACCTACAAGGTGGTCCTAGGCGTATGGTCATCCAAGCTTTTCGGGGGGTAGGGAAGTCCTATATCACCTGTGCCTATGTCGTTCACCAGCTTCTCCTAGACCCCGACAAGAAATTCATGGTTGTGTCGGCCTCTAAGAGTAGAGCAGATGACTTCAGTACATTCTCACAACAAATCATAACTCAACTTCCAATATGTCAGCACTTAATAGCAAAGGACACCCAACGATGGTCAAAGATTGCCTTCGACGTTGGCCCAGCGAGAGCATCTGGGTCACCTTCAGTGAAATCCGTAGGTATATCGGGGCAATTAACAGGAAGTCGAGCAGACGTGATCATTGCAGACGATGTGGAAGTACCCAACAACTCCGCAACACAGATGATGAGGGAGAAACTTGGGGAGAGCGTCAAGGAGTTCGATGCGGTCCTCAAGCCAGATGGTCGGGTGATCTACCTTGGCACCCCACAATGCGAGATGAGCTTATATGAAGAGCTAAGAAACCGTGGGTATGAACTAAGGATATGGCCTGCCCGTTACCCCTCAGAGGCCCTGAGAGGCAAGTACAGCGACAGGTTGGCCCCCTTGGTAGGGGACGCCCTAGATAATGACCAAAGCCTCCTAGGGACCCCTACAGACTCTCTCAGGTTCGATGATGAAGACCTGACTGAACGGGAGTTATCCTATGGTCGATCAGGCTTTGCCCTACAGTTCATGTTGGACACCTCATTGTCCGATGGTGACAAGTATCCATTGAAGGTCTCAGACCTAATTGTCATGGGTGTAGATAACGACAAAGCCCCAGAGAAGGTGGTGTGGGGTAAATCAATCCCCATCCAAGACCTACCCAACCTAGCCTTATCAGGAGACCGCTTCTACGGGCCTGTAGAGACCCTAGGAGAGTGGTTAGAGTACACAGGCTCAGTCTTAGCCATTGACCCCTCAGGACGAGGACAAGATGAGACAGCCTACGCTATCGTTAAGATGCAAAACGGTATCCTATATGTTAAGGATGCAGGGGGATTAAAAGGTGGCTATGGACCCGAAACCTTACAAGCTTTGGCCTTTCTCGCTAAACAGTACAAAGTCAACTACACAATCATCGAAAGTAACTTTGGTGACGGTATGTTCACTGAACTACTCAAGCCTGTGTTTAACCGTGTGTATCCCTGTTCCATTGAAGAGGTGCGTCATAGTAAACAAAAGGAACTTAGGATCATCGATACCCTAGAGCCTGTGATGAACCAACACAGATTGGTCATTGATCCAAAGGTCCTAGAGAAGGATTGGAAGAGTGTACAACACTACCCACCTGAGAAGGCTAGTAGATACACCCTGATCCACCAGATGACTAGGATCAGCAAGGACCGTGGAGCCTTAGGACACGACGATAGACTAGATGCCCTAGCTATAGCTGTGGCCTACTGGGTCGAACAGATGGCTGCTGATGCTGATAAAGAGATGAATGTTAGAAAGAACGACATATTCATGCAGGAACTAGAGAAGTTCAAAGATACATCATTGTTCCTCAAAGGACCTCAAGAGCCTAAGAGCCTAACGTGGATGTAGTAATAATGGACATTGTAGGAAGGACCCCAAAGTTACCTACCTATAGTTGGCTAAGAAACCAGTAGGTTCTGTAGGTGGTAATGATGAGATCATTTAACATCAATAAATATTATATAACTCTCTACCCTCAAGGCCTTTAA